ATGAGCCAGAAAATCAGAATCAAACTGAAGTCTTTCGATCATATGCTCGTGGACAAGTCCGCGGCCAAGATCGTCGATACAGTGAAGGCAACGGGTGCAAAGGTCGTTGGACCGATTCCTCTTCCTACCAACAAGAAGATCTTCACTGTGAACCGCTCCACCTTCGTGAACAAGAAGTCCCGCGAGCAGTTCGAACTCGATTCCTACGTCCGCCTCATCGACATCGACGACTCCAATGCGAAGACCGTCGACGCGCTGATGAAGCTCGAACTCCCTTCGGGTGTCGAGGTTGAAATCAAGGTCTGAGGTTGACAGGAACCCAATCCAGGCCCCTTAGCTCAGTTGGTTAGAGCAGCGGACTCATAATCCGTGGGTCGTGGGTTCAAGTCCCCCAGGGGCCACTTAACTTTAATGCCAATACGCTGATTTGCAGCGTATTGGCTTTTTTCATTGCCGAAAATTGTCAACCGATTGTCAATCTGTTTGAAATCTAATGGAAAAAGGGCTCCAGCCTCGCGGCCAGATGCCCCACACGCATAATGATGGACAGCGCCCATCGACTACAAAGGTAGTGATTATTTTTCAATCACGCAAGCCACCTTCCCTGCAATGGTCGCAACCCAGCTCGCAGAGGATATCCGATACCTCCTGGGTGATGTCCCCAACCAAGTAGGCGAAGGTCTCCGAGAGTGGATTGATGCCTGCTTCCCGAGCAACGGCCATAGCAACGTGGACAATCTCGTGGACGGTTGTGTTGATGTACTGCGCCCCGGCAGACTGTGGTCCGATCCAGGACAGGCAGACGCGCCGGTCCGAATTGCTGAACGTAAACCCGCAGTCAACGAGCGCGGGATCCATAATGTCCAACACGTCCTCGATGACCCTCTTCGTTGCACCGTAGTCGTACAAACACCCAAGCACTCCCTCCTCGTCGTTCTGTTTAACAGCAAAAAGGAAGTCCACGGTCCAGCCATATACGCGGAGCGCCCGGTGAATCATATCAAGTCCTCCCACACGATCGGGATGCCCTTCCCGTTGCAGTCTGCGAGGAACCGGCTGAAGGCCTGACCCTCATAGCCGTCCGGGTCGTCGATCTCGTCTTTGATGGCAAGGGCAAGTTGTGCTTCGTTGGAGACGGAACTGCCCCAGCGGTCGGACTTAATCATATTTGCCACGTAAACAGAATCGTAGGCGCGGTCATTTTTCAAATCAACACCTTGCCGTTCCAGGAGGGAGTAGACCTCATCCTTCTCCATCATCTGGGCTTTTCCCCCGTTTCGGGCCTCCATCATAGAAACGGCCCAACGGGTCATCGCCGGGGAGAAGTGGTATCCATAGTAGCTCAAATAGGCATCAAGGCCGGCTGGCCGGATGTCGTAATAGTCAAGTCTTGCCATAGCCTGTGATTAAGGACCGGGGAGGGGACCTCCCCGGCTCCGTGCTCTATCAGCGGTAGCGGCCCATACTGTCACGACGTTCGCCATAGTAGCCACCGTCGTGCTCCTCGTAGCGCTCGTTGTAACGGCCGTCGCCGTCCCGGTCACCATAGGTCTTGCGCTCGCCGTACTGGTACTCCATCTTGGCGCCAAGCTCGCGGAGTTCGCGGTGGCCGCGTTCGATCATATCCAGCGCCCTGTCATAGCGATCTGCATCTTTCCGATGGGTGATAATAAGTGCCATTTATTTTTCCTCCTTGTTTGGTTTTTCTTTCCCGTGGACACCCGCCGAGAGCATCGAGACCATTTGGTCAAACTTACCTGTCATTTCCGCAAGGCGGCTCTCCAGCCTGGCGATTTTCTCCGCCTGCTGCGCCTCCGCCCGCCGTTCCGGATTGACCTGTAGGATGACGGAGGGGGCCTTCTGGACTACCATCTCGTGGTAGGGGACCTGCGCAAGATACTGCTGGGAGTTGTTGCTTGCCGCCTCGACCTCTCGGGAGACGGCCATACGATCCGGGCTGATGTACCAACCCTTCTCCGGGTAGTTCGCACCGGGGCTGTTGACCGGGTATTCGACCGAGGTGGTCTCGTTCCCTATCTGGAGGGAGAGGTCCACGACGAAACCCTGCATCCCCAGGGCTGGGTTCATTTGCGCTGCTTTCGAGACGTGCGGCTGCGATACATTGAGTACACTTGCCATCGCCACGGAAAAGTCCTTGCGGTTAAAGACATAGAGGGTTGCACCTTGCGCAATCTGGAGTGCTCCCTGCGGTTGTCCTGGAAACATAGTTAAATTAGGTTAAGTTGAAGAATTTAAGCCGTCGTAGCCGGCGCAAGCGCCGAAGTGAGCTGGAAGATTCCGTTAAACCAGTCGTACCAAGCCTCTATCACGCCGGCGCCTGCGAGGTCGGCGGCCGTGACGGGGTTCCCTCCGAAGAAGGTGAGGACGCGGGTGCTCCCATTCAAAGTGAATCGGGTCGGGAGGGTCCCGGTCGTTCCTTCCGGAATCTCCGAGGTGATGCGGATGGCCACCTTCCCGATTTTCGGGATGCGGCGGAACCCGAGCGCGAAGTCAACAGACTCATCCGTGACCGTGATCCCGTTCGTGAAGAGGTACGGGATGCCGTTGACATTCGTCGTTACGTTAGCATTGCATCCGAACATAGCGCGGTCCTCCGTTAGAATGCGAATCCATTTCCGAATCCCCACCCGAAGCCGTTTCCGAATCCGCCGTAGAAGCCTCCGGCATACGGGGTGTTATTCACGGCCGTGATGTTCGGGTAGGTCACAGGGACGGTATTCGGCTGCTTGCTCTCAATCTCAACGAGTTTGGCGTTGATTGGGGCGAGCATAGCCGCAAAGGCGCTGGTCTGACGGGCATTGTCAGCCTCGTTGCGAAGCTGGGTGATGATTTCAGCCTGACGGTTGATTTCCGACTGCATCTCGCGCTCCTTCACATCGCAGAACTCGCGGGTCATATCTGTGTGAAGGCCATTGATAGCGCCAACGATGGAAGCCGTGTTGCGGTCAGCCTGGGAGCCAAGCTGGTTGGTCTGCTCAATGGTGCGAATCTGCGCCTGGTAGCCCTGCTGGGTGGTGAGAAGCCGGTTCTCGCAGCAGCACTCGCAGAGCTGGCGGGAAAGGGCCGCATCACCGGAGAGGACGGAGTTCATAATCTGCTCGCGGGAGAGTCCGAGTTGGCCGGAGAGGGTGGAGAGGCCTGTCCCGAGGGTACAGAGGTTCTCCTTGACGCTGTTGATGTCGCTGTTCAGCGTGGTCGCAACGAGCCGGACATCCGAGTCCGTCCCGTCGATTGCACGGAGGATTGTTTCGGTGTTTCCGATGGCGGTTGCCTGGGCACCGAGCGAAGCAGCTGCAGCGTTGTTCCCGTTGTTCCAGCCGCCTCCGTTGCCGCCCAAGCCGATAAAGTTGGGAAGAGCGCTGCCGATAAGACCGCCGAGGAAGGCTCCGAATCCAGGGCCGCCTCCGAAGACACCCCCGTTGTTCCAGCCATTGCCATACTGCGAGGCCAGCATCCACGGGAGGATGTTGTTTGCCTGATTCATCTGATCAGGGATGTAAGTTACATCAGCCATAGTTTTGAATAGTTTAAGTTTGGTTATGTGCTACAAAGGTCGCGATTTGTTTATGGTTGTAGAAGTTTATGACACAATAGTTCTAATCTCTTGATTTCCTTCGCCTCCACGTCACTGGAACACGCTTCCGGAAGGATGCGAAATCGTAGTACACTGTTCGCTCTGGAGATGGCATAATGTTCCGGTGAATGACGTGTCGGACGCAGTCCTCGCTCTTTCCGTAGTAGCCGGCCAGATCTTTCACGGTAGCCTTCACTCCGCCAGCGGATTCTATGGCGGATAGCATCGCTTCCATATCCCCGTGCGTCAGCTCGCCGCTTCTGGCCTTTTGTTCCAGGATTCCAAGGAAGTCTCCCAGCGCTTCCTGAACAGTAGTTGAAACGTTCTCTTTCATTGTAAGAATTTGTTATTTCGTTTGTCTCAAAAAATCCTTACCTTTGCAGTACCCCTACGACAGCAATACCCACAAGGAGAAGGACGATTTAGCCCTCGTACTCTTGTGGGTATTATTTGTTTGTTGTAGGGGTATAACAACAATTCGGGGGCTTTTTCAACCCGCCCCGGCGGGGTCAGGCGGACGGATCTTTCCGTTCGCCTTTTATTTCATCGTCGGTGCTGATATGATGTCAATCCGGCCAAGACCAGAACCGCGCAGAGAAGCCACCAAAACGCACCGAGTTTCGCCTTTTGTGCGAAGGATAAGGATTTCTCCACCTTGACCTCCACCGAGGTCGTATCGTGGACTTCCCGCACTTGTATGGAGTCCCTCCAGCGGTCCCGGTAGAAATACCTGTCGCGGAAGCTCTCGACATACACCGTGTCGCCCTTCAGCCACTCCCGGATGTAGACGGAATCCTTCGTGCTGACAGTGTCCCGGTGGTGGACGGTCTGGGTGACATACTCCGTGTGAACCCGCTCAATGATTTTCGGGGAGCAGGCGGTTGCAAGGAAGCACAGGGCGATTGTGGCAATCATTATGACAGCCGCGACGCTCCCTCCCTTTGCAATCCTGCACCTAAACTCTTTCTCCGTCATTTCTTCTTCCATTGTGCGTAGTGTTTTCTGGTTTCAAGATAATCCGGTTCGCCTTCGTGTTCGTAGGCTTCTACCTCGAAAGAAACATTGTAGTATGCCGCCTCCCACTCCCGGTACTTGCAAAGGAGGTACAGCCACTCGAAGAAATAGATAATATAGAACGGGAGGTATCCGAGTTCCTTCATCTGTGTGGTGTGGATAGCCTCGTGCCTAAATGTATTCCTCGGCTCTATTCCACGGAACCCATTGCGGATGAAGATTACTCCGAACAGGTTGATGGCAACGAACCCCGGAAAGGGAAGAAGGCTGTTATAGATTACTTTCATACGATTTCGATGGTGATGTCCTCGCCCCGGTCGGAGGCGGCTTTCATCTTCTTGTAGAGTTTTTCAAAGGTGGCCCGGCTGGAGGTGAGACCTCCCTTGACCGTGTTCCGTCCGACAAGGATGCAGCCGTAGGTGTCGAGCGCGTTGTTGCCCGGATGGATAAGGATGCCATCGAACCCCGGCACGGCAAGGAGCCTCGGCATACAGCCTCCGGTGAGTTTCCTGTACCATTCGACGGCGGAGTATTTCGGCGAGAGGACGTTCATCGCCACGGCATAGGTCCCCGTAGGGATGGCGGTCTCCCCGTACACCTTCCGCGCACGGATGGCTACGGAGCCGAGTTCCTTGTAGAGTCCCCGGTCCTTGTCCTCAAGCGTTTCGCAGAACCTCTCTCCGTCGACATAGAGGATGCCGACGGTGTAGGTCTCCTTCTTCCATCGGCGGTCTACCTTCAGCTGCATTCCTGTTCCTCCTTCTTCACGAACCGGCCGTTCTTCCCCCGGTCCTGGTTCTTCGCCTGTGTTGACTTTGCGGACGGTACGATGTCCGGACGTATCTCCCGGAGGGCACGCCGGAGGTCTGCATTCTCCTCTTTCAGCCGGGAGTTCTCGTCCCGGACTTCCCGGACCTCCACGCGCAGTTCCGCCACCTGCCGGGTGAGGTCATCAATTATCGGCTTGTAAACTGCGTCCATCGTCTTGCGGATGTTCTCTATCTCGTCTGCCTTCGCCGACGCTTCCGCCTTCGATGCCCCGGCATTCTCCGTCCGGACCTTCGCCCGGATGGAGAGGATGTGAACGAGCCAGCCGCCTCCCACGGCTGCCCCGATAAGTTCTGCTATCTTGATGAGCGTTTCCATAGGAATCAAGAAACAAGAATTGTCCAATATTCGAAATTACCATCCGCGTCTGCTACACGGACCGTCAACCTTGAACCGCTGACTGCCTCAGAAGTAAGGGTAACGACACCATCGGCAACGGCAATAGATTCCGCCTCGCTATCTTTGGTATGCCACGTGTCAGCCGTCAAGACCGTAGGAGTGAGTGTTACACTTCCACCGGCTGCAACCGTTACCGGATTCAGATGGACGTAACGGTCCACGCCCGCACCAAAGCGGATGCAGGAGAGCAGCGCATTTGTCTGGTCGATGACCACCGCATCCCATAGTACCTCGCGATAGTCGCCGACGGCACGGATAGGCCACCAGGCATCCTCTGGTGCTGTGCTTCCAGGAGCATTCGTGCCGGCCTCACTATTATAGACCTTCTGGCATCCGATATTGATTGCCGGCCACGGATCAACATATACGTTGTCGATATGGGTATGTCCTTCGTAAAGGAAGAGCACCTTATCGCGGTTTGAAGTAATTATATTTGCTATCGCCGTACCGCCGGTATATCCGGAGCCGGACCAGTTCTGCTCGGCAACAGGCGGGACATGGGTGAAGATGATAGCCTTCCAGCCTTCCGGCAGGGAAGCGAAAGTGGCGGTGAGCCAGTTCTGCGTCTCGGTAGTGAATTGGTATGCACCAGCAAAGTTGATTCCCATCAACGTAATGAGTCGGACTTTTGCCCTCGAGATGTCACGATAGTAGTTGCACCCGCCCATTGCTCCATCAACCGTAACGCGTTCGTCGTTGTACGCCATCATATTGGAGTAGATCTCCGCCTGGGTCAGCCTGCGGTCACCATCTTGTTGAGCGTAATAGCGATTATCGTCATGGTTTCCAACGACATTCAGGACTGGGGCCTTGCATTGCGCCAAGAACCATTGGCATACATAAGCATCCAACTTTGCTCTTGCTGCTGACCACCTGCCGTCAGAAACGTCACCAAGGCACACCACATTATCAGTACGTACTTTCTCCGTGAACGTCCTTATCGTAATCGCCATTTGAATCGGAGAAAACTGGGCGAATGGTCTGTAACCCTCCTGAATATCACAATAATGGAGGTCGGAGCAGATTGCGAATACCAGGCTCTGACCGTCCACAATACGATCCTTGACAGACCTAACGGTTTTTGCCATTTCGTCATTGAAATATGTCTTCGGTGTCGTCTTGGATAGTCGCGTGATGATATATGGGACCTTCAATTGGTCTACAGCTCTATACTGTAATCCGCCATATATAGTTTCAGATTCCGATGTGCCATATGGCTCGACGATGAAGTCGAATCCATAATCAGGGCATGTCCATCCTTCGTATAGCACCTCGCGACCAGATACATACACTGCCCCATCGAGCCGGACATGGCCAAGTATCAGTTTATTGTAATGATTCCTCGAACTTTTCGTTGCCCAATCACCGTTCGGGAATCTGATGCGAAGATAGTCACCCTTCTGAGCAGGGAACCTTTCGTTTCTGAGAGTATCTCCGGCACCGACAAGCGTCCCACTATACACGACTTCTTCGTCTTTAACCCACGAGAGAGAAGAGGCATCATAGGAAAATGTCACACACGGATGTATATCGGTTCGTGCAGAAAACATTATATAGCAATCTTCTTCCGGGGTAAACTCATAAGGTCCTAATGTCGTAATTCCTTTCCCTGTCATACCATTGCTTATGAAAGTGCCATCAGATTCGACTACGGCAATTGCAGAAACCAAACTCCCGGCACCAAGCTCTGCGCTGACTTTAGTGCCAGCCGCAACGAATAGAGGAACCGATGTCTGATACGTCGCAAGTTCGGTCAATTCTCCTTCGGTACTCATATATTGCCCGTCCCCATTCCAATCGACGGAAACAGGCTTCGCAAACGTTCCTCCCGAGAAAACCGCATCGCGGCAGCCTTCCAGGGCTGCGATACTTCCTATCTCTCCATCTGAAGGTGTGAACACTCTTACACCATTCTTGTTTATGTAGGAAGACGAAAAATAGTTTGAGTTGAACGACGCAATAATAAACGCAGTAGTCGCCCTCGTCAGTGTTATTGACCTGGCCGTGGATGAGTTGGCGATCCACTGGTTCAGAAAGACGCCATCGGCATCATACTCGCACATATACATAGACCCACTCGTTCCGTAACGCCAATAAATTACATCTCCTTGCACGGCAGGAATCCTATATGAACGGAACTTCGTGCAATCAACGACTTGTGCGCCACTGGAGTTAATGTAATAACCATTGATGTAATTCCGGCTGGTATTCACCAGTTGCGCATCGAACGTTTTCATGATCACCTTCCCCATCTCTGCGGAGAGGGCAGCCGTTGCGCCGCCCGTGGTGAGGTCGTTGACCACTTCCAGTTCGGAGAGGTCGCCAGTATAGCCGGAGTTTCCTTGCTCTCCCTTCACTCCGGAGAGGTTCAGCGTCATCACCCCATCGCTTACCGTAGCACTCCCGGAAGGTGTCCCGGTGGTGTTGTCCACATTGACCTGTACGCTCTCCACACCTGCCGGGCCTCGCTCACCCTGCGGTCCGGTTGCTCCGGTTGCTCCGGTTGCTCCGGTTGCTCCGGTTGCACCAGTGGCACCGGTTTCACCCTTCAGCGAAGCCAACCATTCCGTTTCCGTTCCCTCAAAACCGTTCTCCACGGCAACCTGATAGGCAGAAAGACCCTGACCTTGTTCAATAATCTGCTCGACAGCTCCTGCAGCCGCATCCGCTCTGTCTGCGGCTTCGAGAGCCGCTTGGACGGCTTCATCCAGGATGGAGGAGGAAACGTCCTCCACCTCAATCTCGACATCCACCACCGGATCCTCCAGAACCACCGCGTCCCCGGAGAGTTCAGCGGTCCGGGATACGATGTTGATGGCCGGTTTGTCATAGGTCTTCGTTCGGCCAAGGTATTTGGCCTGCACAATGATTCTGTTAACGCCCAAGTATTGCGGTTTCTGGGCGCTGTAATCGCACAGGAGGCGCGTCCCGTCCTCCTGGTCCACCGAGACCGCGAAACGGCCTGCAATCGCCTTCTGCTCGTCAGAATAGAGCCAGGCTTTGATGTCAGTCAAGGAGGACCAGTCGACGGCCACTCCGCCGTCTTTGAGGCGGAGCCGGATCGTTCCGTCCGAGGTGGCCCTCCAGTTAGGTAAGGTAATTGTGCTCATAATATATTGCTATTGCTTGTATGTCGTGTTTTGCTCATAGGTCGGCACATCCTCCCACAGGTCGTCGAAGTCTGCAAATTCGCGGAGTACGGCCCCGTTGATGATGCCGGAAAACAGGTCGTACGCGCCGCCCTGCAGAATATACAGAACCCCCTTATACGAAAACCGTCTGTTGAAAAAGACTTTCCCGTTGTTCTCCGGCGCACAGTTCCCGGAGAGGACCCTTGCCGCACCGAAGTAATAGCAGAGAATCTGCTGGTGGATGGCGACCGGTAGCGGGACCGCCGTTTCGGCATCCTCACCTTGCCAAATCACATTATACGGATACAGGGCCGGGACAGTCTCGCCGGTCGGATAGTAGAACAGCGCCGCCTTGTAATTCGCGGGTTGGATGAAACCGGCGGTCGTCGAAAGAGCCCCGAATATCGGTTCCCTTTCTATCTTGACATTGTACGCTTCGTTATTGATGGTCGTGACGGTATTCTCCCCGATTGCTGTCGCTCCGGTGTATTCTACACTCGCACCAGACAGCCTTGCGTATAATCCTGTTTCCCCTCCGTTGTATTCTTGCTTGTAAACGATGTTATAGATGAGCAGTTCGAGAGTCCCGGCGCTACCGAGATCGTCTCCATTGAGGGAAACAACGAATTCTTTAATTGCACTCTGCCCGTCATACTGCGCTTGGGCATCCAAGTTCGCCGTAAGCCTTCTGGACGTGTTGCTCCATCCATATCCACTCCAATACTTATACGTACCACTACCAAGGTTGAATCTGATTTCGTATTCAATCGTGTCGATATAGCAGCCGTAGCGAACGCCTATTTTATTCGAAGATATTGATACTGGATTTGCGAATGTCAGCCGAAGTTTGATTCCAGACGACACTCTTGTATTGAATGCAAGAGACTGGGCAACAGTCGTAGATGTTACCCTGTTCGCCGGTAAGAATATGTAGTTTTTCCAGGATTCCCCCTCGACGCGAAGGGTGGTGTTTAACGCCGTATATTCGTCCGGGTTCAGGAACCAGGAGCCAGACTCCCAGGCGGTGTTACCCTGACTGTTCATCAGGGTGTACGGCGCACTATGCTCGACGAGATTATAAACACCTCCGCCGTTAAGCGTCACGCCATAAACCGCGCATTGGTAAGTATAACTGCCGGAGTATGTCAGTCCCTTCGCCGTTTCTATATCAATCTCCGCCTCGAATCCGTAATCATTCATCTCCCGTATCTGTTTCACGGCCGGGTCCAGTTCCAGGGTCCCGCCGTAGAACTCTATTTCTTCGATTAACGGATTGTAGCCAGATTCATTACCGACACGCGAGAGATCCCGGATGCTACTAATCGTCAGCGTCACGCCGTCCGAAAACCGGATTGCGAGTCCGGCCGCTTCCAGCGTCCTTTCCAAGACGTCATACCAATTCATCCCGTCGAAAAGGGACACATTAACATAGGCGTAATCCAGCACCAGGCCGTCCGCTTCCAGGAAATGGGTGTAATCAACGGAGAAGGACATCGGGAGGCCAATCTTTGTGGCCGCCTCTGAAAAGATATCCGTAATCCTGACGAGGCCATCGGAGTTTCCGTCCATATCGAAATCAAAATCCTGCAGGTGTCCGAGGTTGTCCCGTGCCGTGACGGTTATGGTCCCACGGAAGTCAAGACTCTCCTCCCAGCTGTCCGGGGTAATATACCCGCGCCAGCAAGCAATGTAACTGTCCCCTGCCTTCCTGTATAGAGTGACGCTGTACAGGGTGGCGTCCGGGGTGTAGAACTCCTGCCAATCGCCCATCTTTACGGTCGCCGTGCTTTCTTCCGGCGCATCCACGAGGGTGAACCGCAGCTGGGTTTTTATTATCGGCGAGATGATGTCGTGCTGCCCGCCCTGGATGTCCAGGACGCACCCGCTCAGGCCGCCCATCTCCACCACCTGCGGCGCAGGCGTCAACTCCGACGGGTCCGCGGACCCGTCATCCCGCTGCTCCACGTCCAGCCGGTAAATATGTCCCCGGTAGTTCTGCCACTCGGCCCGGTATTTCACGTCATAGGTTGCCATATTATCACCTGTTCCAACTGCTTTGGGTCTTCTGCCCGGAGAGGAGAATGTCGCTACCGGACAGCCGCCCGGTCACATACACCGTCATTTCTGTCTCGATAGTCTGTGTTTGCGCGGCAGAGCTCCCGCTGCTCCCGTATGTCGTTGTCGCGGTGCTTCCGGCCCCGGCGTTGGCAAGTGCCTGAAGGCCGGCCTTCGCAGCCGCGCCGATGGCGATGAGGGAAGCGCCGGCCGCGATCGCAACAGGCCCGTTCAGTGAGGCGAGCGCCTTCTTACAGGCCTCGATGCCGATACCCTGGGCGATAAGGATCTCCCCCTCCTTGATTGCCATATCCGCCAACGGCGTCAAAAGCGCCTGCACGATGCTCCCGGGATTGATGTCTTTCAGGCCAGCGAACTGTTCAAACAACTCCTGGACGGCGTCAGAGAAGCCGCCGATAGCGGCATCACGGAACTCCTCAAGTAGTTCTTGCGTCCTTGCAAGTTTCGCCTTGTAGTCTTCATAGAACTCATTCCATTCCGTCATATCCGGCAGGATAATTTCAATGGGTTCAAACTCGACCTTATTGTCCGTCAGGTCATCAATCATCTTATTGATGTCCTCCTCTGTAACCTCGATACGGGCCTGCGCACGAATGAGGGCTCTTTCAAGGGGGGACAGGGCGCTGTCGCTCCCGCTCCCGCTGCTGGTGACCGCGTTGTTCCCGAGCGTCTGCACCCGCCGCGTCTCTTCGTTGAAAGCGCCGGCGGCAGCCCTTTCCGCCACGATGGCATCCACAAGCGCCTTCGCCTGCTCGTCGTTCTTGCTCTGGTAGGTGGTTGCTATCTTCGCGAGCGTTGCCAGATTGGCCCCCGTCCGCTCCTGGACCGCCTCCAGAAGGGTCCGCTGGGCCTCGCTTGTGATTCTGTACCCGGCCTTCTTATAGTCTTCAAGAGCTTGGATGAGTTGCGAGTCCGGAGCAATGTCTGTGAGGAATGATTGCAAGGCATTCCGGTTCTTCCCGGTCTCACGGACGTTCGCGTCCGTAAGGAAGCTGTTCTGCGCCTGGATAGAGTATTTCTTTCGGTATGCCGCCTCCTGATCGTAGATCCCCTTGACCTTCTCAAGGTACTCCTTCGCCGCTTCCTCCCGTTCCTTCTGTGACAGCTTCTGATTCTGCATCCGTACCCGCAGGATTGCGAGTTCATCCTTCATCAGGGACTTCTGGAGTTCGATACTGTTCATTACCTCGAACTCCGCGTCCTTCAATGCAGCAAGCTGCCTCGCCTCCCGGAAGGAGTTGGCGAGGCGTTTGCCGAGGTTGGAGAAATCAGTTGAATTGACGGCCGTTATGAACGTATTCCAGGATGCCCGCAGCCCGGCTGTCACCTGGTCCCACTGGTCCCCGAGCCGCTGGGACGTGTGCGCGAACTTGTCCGCCATTGCGACGGCCCCGGCCGCAATGGCACCCCACACGGCGAGTGCGCCGCCTTTCAGGGCCTTCAATTTCCCGAGGAGACCGCCGTTGCCGGAGACCTTCTCGCCGGCTTCTTTCATCCCCTTGTCGAACTCGTCCTTCTTCAGTCCGAGCTTAATCCACAAGTCGCCAATCTTACCCATTTTCTTGCGTTTCTGCCGTGTTAAATACTTCGTCCATTATCCGGTTCAGTTCCGCCGCCTCCGCCTCCGTTACGCGGTATTTCTTTGCCTTCTCCTTCAACCTCTCCGGGTCCTCCTCCTTCTCCCAGGGGAACCGGATGTAGGATTGCGGGGTCTGGGCTTTCGGCGGCTTGATATAGGGGTTCGCCTGATACAAGTTGAAGCAGACCCACCGGGCCAGATCCATCCTATCCCGTGCCTTTCGCTCCTCGCCTTGCATAAGCAGGTTCACCTCCCGCCGCGAGGTCAGCGCCGCCTCCAGCTCCGTCTTTCCGCACCGCCCTACGAGGAACGCCTCGATCGGCGCATAAGGCGGAAGAGTGAAAACGGCTTTTTTTTTACGGGGTCCTCCTCCTTCGCCTCTCCTTGCGTTTTTCCGGCGTTTTTCCGGCGTTTCTCCTCGTCCTCGGCCAATTCCTCCTCCGTCTTGCCCGTAAGGGCGCAGACGCAGAATTTTACGGCCTTTGTGAAGCCTTTGGCGTCCGCCTGCATCAAGGCGTGGAAGTCCCCCCGCGTGTGCGGAAAGTCCTCCAGGGTCCCGCGCCCGTCCAACTCCCAGGCGTTGATGGCCGCCAGGTACATCAGGTCCGCATAACGGTACATAACCGCCAGCGAATCCGCGTCTTTGTCGATTGAGGACTGTATGCCGGTGGCCTTCTCGTACACGGCGAGGTGCGGGGTGAACAGCAGGTCCGCCGTCACCCCGTCACTCAACGTGAGCTTGTATCTTACCGGAACCATCAGGAAGGAGATGTGACTGCCGGATAGTGTGTCACCGCGCCGGTTGCCGTCAGACTGATGTTCCGAGTCGCTACCGAACCGTTGTCGTTGGTGTCGGAGATTGCGGTAATCACCGCCGTGAAAAGGTCTCCCTCGGAGGGTGCCGGGGTGGTCCCGGTGAGAGTTCCGATGAAGACGCGGACGTTGAGCCCCAGGTGGAGCGCCGAGATGGCAACGTGCTGCGGGCCGGTGTCATCGTCGTCCGTGTACACGGTGACCTCCGCCGTGGCTCCCTTCTTTCCGGGAATGAACTGCGCCCATTCCGTTGACTTGTCAGAGATCTCGATGGCCTCGGAGGTCCTGTTGAAGCTGTTTGTCTGCTCGCCAGACAACCAGGTCGTAGGGGTCCCTGTTGTTCCTGCCAACAGATACAGCTTTCGTGCATTTCCAAGTTGTGACATAATTTTTCGATTTTGTTGTTATTCGTTATTGCTTTCTTCTTCCTTGTCGCGCTCCACGAAGACATTGAATGCCTGCAGGACGCGATAGATGATTTTCGCGCTGTCCGCCGTTTCCGTCAGGCTCTGCATCTGTCCGGGAAGGACACCCAGGCAGCGCCATCCTTCCGGGATGGTAAGGTCCTCCGTCAGCAGTTCCAGGTTCTCCTCATTCACGGCGACGGCCGCAGCGAGTGAGGCGCTGTCCATCGTTTCGACCGTGAAGGACAGGGAACGGATCGCCCCTTCTTTGTCCAGCCGCTCCTCCTCCGTGAAGGAGTGCACCTCCACGCGGGGATAGCCGGCGGTCTTTCCGACGGTGATTCCGGACCTTGTCAGGCGAGCGACCACGGCGGCATTGAGCCATCCGTAGGCGCTCTCGTGATACCGTGGTGTCCGGGCGAACAATCTGCTAAAAAGTCCCATTTCCTTTCATCATTGTGCGGGTGTGTTCCTGATGCTACTTCCGGTCTCCGCGAAGCTCGCCGTTCCCCTCCTGATGGCCTTCCGGACCGCCTCCGTCACCGAGTTCACCACTCCGCCCAGCCCTGCGCCCTTCGTGTTCTTGTTCACGGCCGGAACGAAGAAGGGGTGCGGCTGCGTCCCTTGCTCCGCTACTTTCCGGGCCATCGCCCAGCCCATCGACCGGGCCAGCTTCCAGTCCTTCAGGTGGAATTTCTTGTACGCAAAGGCGGCCATTTCGTCCGGAGGGGGCATCTTCCCGGCCCGGCGTCCGAACTCCACGTACAGGGCGTATCCGCTGTTCCGGTTGGACGTGTCGAAGAATCCGGCCGTCACCTCGTCACCCTTCCGCTCGACGTGTCCGCTCTGGCGAAGGAGGCCGGTAACGACGCTCCCATTCGAGCGGAGGTTCATCTTCGCCTCGTTGACGATGTTCATAGCCGCAGTCTCCAGGCCCTTCATAGCAGCCGCGACAATGTTCTCGTCCGCCTGCGCCAGCGCCCGTTTCACCTCGGCCATACCTTGCAACTCTATGGAACCCTGACCGTTCATCACGCCTGTGCCGGATTATCAACCTGATACCATCCGCTTACCCGCACGGTGCGGCCCCGGTTGTCCAGAACCTCGGGGACGGGGAAGTGGACTTCGTGCCCGCGCCACACAATTCCGTTCCACCTCACGGCCGGGAGCCTGAACTCGATGTCCAGGCCCACGACGTCCGCCTGCTGGAAGGTGAGCATCGTCTTGGTGCTCGACATCTGCCGGACCTCCGCATACACCGTCAGCACCTCCGCAGCCTCCCCGATCTGGGCGTGTCCGAACTCGTCGGAGGTCGCGTCGGCCCAGGTCAGGGTAATACGGTCATTGTAGCGGCGTGCGCCTTTGGGGTTACGTAGGGGCATAGGTTTACAGTGCTTCCATCAGGATTTTCTTGAGGGTGTCTCCTTCCTCTCCATCGTACAGTGCGGTGGCGTACCGGAAGACGGTCGGCAGGATCTTCGTCAGGTCCTCCGGGACAGTCGTGTACGTCACCTGGGCTTCCCCGCTGCGGACGTACAACTGAACCCGTCCTCCCGGAAGGGGGTCGAAACTGGCATCTTCGCCGTTCACCGTCACGGAAAGGATGTCCCCGCCGCCCTGGTACAGCCGGATGATGCCGGACCCTTCCGGGACCCGCGCCGTCTGCCTGATGGTCGTGGGGACGATGGCCTTGTCCGCAAACTCCTGCACAAGCAGGATGGAACTGCGGAGCAGCGATTCAAGCAGGGCGTCCCGGCTGTCGTCCGGGACGCTCGCGTACTGCTTGAACTGCTCCAGCAGGCTACGGCAGAAGCCGTCCTCGACGGATATGACCTCCAGCTTTGCCATTACGGTTTATTAATCGGACGGGGTAATGGCGGTGATGGCCGTCGAGAGGGAAGAAATCCAGATGAGGCCCTTCTTGTCCGGGGTCTTCACCAGCGTCTGGATGGCCTTGCGGAGGTACACGTCCCAGCCGTCCTGCCTGGCGTTGCGGACGATCTCCAGCTCGTAGGTCGGGCGCTGCTTGATCTTCACCACGGAGGTATCCGCGACGAGGACCTGTCCGGAGGTAAGCTGGCGGGACGGGATGATGCGCAGGGCTCCAAGCATCCCGGTCGCCTCGTTGTACAGGTAGTGACCGGTGGTGTCCTTGATTCCGCGGAAGGCGGCTTCGTCAGCGAAGGAGACGAAGGCAGCGTTGGCGTTGTATCCTTCATTCTTAACCTGGGCGATAGCGTCCAGGAGGACGTCCGCGATGGACGGGGAGGCGTAGGTGGCCAGGGCGGAGAAGGCCGTAGCCTGGGACACGAGGCCATAGACCTTCTTCTTGGTCGTGGCGTTGGTGTCGGCACCGGCTCCGTTGAAAATCTGCGCATCGGCGAACTCGTCCAACTTGCGCTGGCCGATGTTACGTGCCCAGTCGTACAGGGCGGTGAAGAAATCCGTCACCTCGGAGGAGAGGAGCAGGTGGGCACCGTACTTCGCCATCTGGCGGGTCACTTCCGTTGCCTTTGCCTCGCTGTCAGCCATAGCCGCGAGCTCGTCCACATAGGCGGTTGCGTCGGTGTAGGTCCCCTCCAGCCAGTTGAAGAACAGGCCGTTCACGTTCTCTTTAGCAAAGGACTCCAGGAAGGCGTTCTGAGGGGCGCGGGCGTAGGCGATACTGGTGTCCAGGGTCGTTCCCCAGGCGATACGTGTGATGTCGCCGGCGACGGTCACGTCCGCGTCTTTCTCCTCGTAGTCGAAGGAGAGTTTCAGGGAACCGGAATTGGCCTTGATAAGAGCCTCAATGTCGCTCTTTCGCTCCTCCACGGCGGCCTTCAGGGCTCCGAGAAGGGTGGCCTTCGCCTCTTCCTGCATCTTCCGTTTGAATTCATCAATCTGGGCCTGCTGGCTCTTGACGGTCTTGTCGAGATTATCGATGGCTTTCTCCTGGGCCTCGATCTTCTCCTGTTTCGCCTTGATCTCGTCGATCCGGGCGTTCAGTTCGGCGGACACCTTCTCGGTCGCCGCCTTCTCGATGCTCTCGCGCATCGCTTTGATCTCCTGTTCGGTCATAATGTTTTGGGATTTGGGGTTATTGTCTGAATGATTGGGGTCTGCCTTCGCGCTGATGATGACCGCGTTCGGATTGGCGGCGGTCGTCACGGGGCTGGCCTCGTAGATGGTGATGGCTTCCAGGATGCGGATTTCATACTCGTATCCTTCGCGCTTCTCGTAGTAGTATTTATCGGCCCGGTAGCCGATGCTGAACTCCTTCACGGCCCCGGATTTCAGGAGGAGCGCCGCGTCTTTCCCGTCAGTGGTCGGGAGGATGTCGGCCTCTATCCACATTCCGTAGTCGTCCACGCCCTTGTCCGTAATCTTGCCGATGACGGTACGGCGCTCGTGCTGCCAGCATAGGGCCATTCGGTCAGCCTCTTTGCTCGCCAGGAAGTCGTTGCAGGCTCCCGGCAGGATGATGTCGCCCCAGCTGTCTACATTCCCGAAGGCGAGGACATACGCCTTGATATGCAGGATGGCTTCGCTTCCTTCGCCAGCCGCCTTGGCCTCGATGCGGGCGTCTACCTGCTTTGATTCCAGGCCCTGCGGCCCGGCTTTGAATTCAATCTTTCTCATTGTGCGGTCCTTTTCCGCAAAAATAAACAACGAGCGCGTATCTCATACGCGCACGCCTCTCGCTCTTTTCTATATCTGGATTTTTGTTTACCTTTGTCCCGTTATGGAAATACCCGCCCCCGTCTTGGCCCTCGCCGCCGATTATCTTGCCTCTTTCCCCGGCTCCTCCGTCGAGTATCTGGGAGATTTCAATGGGGCTGATGCCTTCGTGTTTGAAACCGCCGAGGAATCCACCATCGGCCTTCCAATCGTATTCCTCCACAGGAAGGGGAAGGCGGAACAAGTCCCCGGCCTCAAGGCCCTGGGCATCCTCGCCCTACTTGGCGAAGATGCTTGAATAAGCCGTGTTGAGTATCTTGTCGTCTATCCGTAGGATCCCCCGGAAATAGGAGAAGCCTGTGGTTTTTCCGCCGTTCAGGTAACTCTTCAGCAGTTCCTCCGAATGCTCTCCGGTCTGGGCGTCCACCGCAACAAGGCCCCCTTTGGCGGTCTTCTGGATGATGAATGAGTGGCCGTCACTCTTGCATCCCTTCCACCCGATGTTCATTTCGTAGATCCCCGCCTTCGCTGTCTTTTCCTTGACGAACTCCATATACCGGTCCCCGGTCATCTTCTTGTAACCCTTCTTCTTCATCCATTCGAGAGTGCTTTCCGGGATAACGGCCGTCCCGTCGGCGTTCTTCCACTTTTTCGTGAACGTGTCTCCCCAGGACAGATCCACCACCTTCGCAAAAGCGGATGTATTCGGGTTGGCCGTCACATCGAAGCCACGGGTCCGCATCAGGTAAGTAGGGGAACACGTGGCGCAGTTCACGTCGTAGCCGGGCTTCCCGAAATTCGGGTTCGAGTGCTTCTCGTCCGCCTGCTCCATCCCCATCGGCTTCCCCTTTGTGATGCCGAGTTCCTTCTCCCAGGCCAGATCGCTCTCCGCAATGGCCCTCCGGCTTGCTTCCGGGATATCGTCGCCCATTTCCTTCATAATCTCCTGGAGCCTCGCCTCGCGCTGCTGCTCCGGGGTCAGCACCACCGTTGGCGTAGGCGCTTCCACCGGCGAAGGCCCTTCGACCAGCTTCCCGGACGGCTGCGTCATAAACATCTTTCCGCCCTTCTTGGGAATCCGCAGGACATCGCAGGCGCAATTGATGATTTCCCCGGCGTCCGCCCCGTGGCTTGTATCGTGTGGGTACATCATCAGGCCGCCCTCCAGCCTGAACAGCTCCTCCTGGTCCACGATCGTCCCGTCCATCGCCTCGTGGCTGGGTCGCGTGTTCCCCAGGCCGCTGATGACCCATTCTTTCACGAAGGGAACGTCAAGCGTGTGCGCCGCCATATCGCCTGCTTCCGCCATTCCTATCATCGCCTCCGTCTGGGCGATACGCCGCACCTGCCACTGTGCGATCTCCTGATATTTGGCGAAGATGCGCTTCGCCAGCTTCTCAACCCCGAGCGTCGGGTCCTCCTCCATAATGGTCCGGGCGATTTTGACGAGGGAGTCCTTCCAGGTCCCGGACACGATGCGGATTTCGTTCCCGGCCCGCGTCTGGGCATAGCGCCGGATGCTCGACAGCCATAGGTCGTCCTCCTCCGCCGCCTTCGCCTCCCGCAGTTCCTGCGCCGTCGTCTTCGCGTATGGCAGCCCGGCGTCCGTCCACAGCCCCGTCCACCAGCCGGGGAGGTAGCCGGTCTCGTCAAGGCCATCCTCCAGGAGGTGCAGGACCATCCCTGGATCCCTGTAATCCCTTGTCAGGTCCAGCACCCGCCGAAGCTCCTTCCGCCGGGCCTTCGCCAGCCGCTTCTCATATACGGAGGCTACCTGCAGTCCCTTCCGCCGCAGGTAGTCACGATGCCGCCGGTCGGCGGGCTTGACGGTCTTCTTGACGGGCATTTATTCCTCCGGTTCCTGGATGTCGGAAAGCCCCTCCCCGCCGAACATCGTGCTCATCGGGAGCATCGGCAGGTCCGCCCACGGTTGCTCGATTCTCTCGTATCCGTAGGCTTCCCTCATTTCGTTCAGCGAAGCGTGCATTTTCGTCAGGTTGTCCAGGATGTCCCCGGCCTTGTCTTTCAGGACGTCGATCTTGTCCGTATTGACGAGCAACCTGTACTCCCCATCCAGCCCGTAGTGGGAAAGCAGGTCGGCGGCGAACTCGTTTGCCAGGGGGACGGCGTTGCTCTCATAGAGGGCCTTCTTCGCCTCCTTCGCATTCTCGTACTTGCTCTGGCCGTAGTACAGATCCACCGGGATGTCGTAGATGAAACACAGGGCGTTCACCGCCTCCTTGTGGCTGGAGAGGATGCCGAGGTCCACGGGGGAGGACCCCAGCTCGTGCAGCTCGATGGCCGTCCGGAGAGCCTTCAACTGACCCTTCACGTCCTTCCCGTTCAGTTCCTCCGTCAGCGCGTCCGCCGTCGCCGGCATCACCCCGAGCTGGTCCGGTTTCGGTGTGATGAGGGCCGTCGGTCCGCCGTTCTCCAGGGCCTTGTCCTGACGGGCCATACCCTTGTCGATGATCGACAGGTACACGGCCGCCACCACCAGCGGGGACGTCCCGTAGAAGGATGCGTCGTCCAGGTTGTAGGTGAAACTCATAAAGAAGTCCTTCGGCTCGATGGTTTCCGGGTTCCGCCCGCCGGTGACCTTGATGCCCTTAATCGGGTTCCGGTAGCCGCCCTTCTCGATTCCAACCCGATGTCCGGGGATAAGGTACATTTCCTTCCCCGTCCCGAGGTCCTTCCCGATTCCCTGCGGGGCGTACACCGTCGCGTCCCCGTACACCAGGCGGTTGACGGTCCAGCCGATGCCGAACCGCTGGGCGTTATAGCGGTCGTTCGGGTGTCGAAGGAGGTCCAACAGCCAGTGGCTTTCCACGAACTCCCACTTGTCCCCGGTCCAGTGCTCCAGCTCCAGGTAGGGGAACACCTCCCCGACTGCCTTTGCGATTTTGTTGATGATCCCGAAGGCGGGGGCGTTCCCCTCGTATGCCTCCTTCAGGTCGCTCCGCTTGATGGCCGCTCCGAAGTCCTCCAGGGCCATCCCCCGCAGGAGGGGTTCGATAGACTTGAAGTATTCGTTCCCGGCCTTCCGGTTCTCGTAGTATCCCTTGACCTCTGCTTCAAGGTCCCTAATTTTTTGTTCCTGGGCCTTTGCATCCCTGGCCCGGATAGTTTTCCATCCAAACATAATTCGTTGCTAATTTGGCCGCAAAATAGGCCATTCCGGGGACATTCCGGCCGTCCTGTCTCTCGGTCATTTCGTTATTGGGACCGGGGAAGGCTGTCAGACCCGCCCCGGCCGGGGCAAAACTATTCAATTTATATCCACGGGACTTGCACCCGCCCGGCTTCCTTTGGGGCCGTAAATAGTTGTAGGGGTATATGAAAAACTATGATCGTTCGGGGACATCCCCGTCGTCATTCGGTATTGCCAGCCGCCGGAGGTGCGTCGTGGCGTAGGATGCAGCATCCATCGCGTGGTCCCCGCCGTCCTGCGGCACATCCGTGAACACCTCCGGGTCCTCCTTGCTGGGTTCCCAGGAGTAGGTCTCCACCTCGTCCCGGATGTCCTTCCCCACGTACTTCACCTTGAATCCCTGCAGGTAGCCGATGCGTCCTACCTTGTCCCGGTTGATGCCCGGCACGGCATTGATGCCATACTGCACCCGAAGCTCCGCGATGCTGTCCGGCCGGGCCGGGTCGCAGTACACCAGCGCCCGCTCCGCATCCTCACCCCTGGCCTCGCAGTCCCGCCGGATCGCCGCCGCCACGTCCTTCGGTAGCTTCCCGGTCGTGTACATCACCTCGACCACATACAGGGTCCGTGTCAGCGGGTCGAAGGCCATCCGCAGCAAGGCGTCCGGGTCCCCGGAATAGCCCCAGTCGTTCCCGTACCACCAATCCAGGCCCAGGGGGATGTCCGGCAGGGCGACCTCCTGCCACCTGGGATAGATGAGGCCGCTCCGCCTCACGGACCAATCGCCCAGGTACAGGTTCGCGTACTTGTCCGGCTCCTCCTTCTCCATACGCAGAGCCTTCTCGATGAAGGACTGCGACAGGTATTCCCTCACATCCCGCCAGTCCGTGTGTATGTACCGCGTATCGTCTACCACGCCGTTGTAGTCGTAGGGGACACCCGGCTTCCGGAAGAACCGCTTGTATATCCAGTGGTGTATGTCGGACGGGTTCAGCGCCAGCCATACCTCGTTAGGAGCCTCCAGGTCACGGATGGAGAGGTCTATCGTGTCGAAGTCCGCCGGGTTCACCAGCTCCTGGGCCTCGTCCAGGAAGAACTTCCGGAGGTTGGGGATTGACTTGAGCTTTGCCGTCTGGTTGCCGGAGGAAGTCTGGATACCCCGAAATATCATCCGCCCGCCGCTCTTTCTGTTGATGATGATGTCCTTCGTGACCTGGAAATGGTTGGACTTCCCCAGGAGCGTGATTTTGTCCCGGTACTCCGGGATGACGGAGATCTCCGCCGCCGTCATCGTGTAGCGCGAGTACAGCACGGTCTTGTTGTCCCGGTAGGTGTCGCAGACGCCGGCGGTGCTCACTGCCGTTGATTTGCCCGAGGCCCGGCCGCCCGTGATTACCGTATAGCGAGGGCCGCCCTTCCGGTCGTCGCGGAAAAGCGGCTCATACTTCGGGTGGAATATGACCTGCCGGGGTCCCATCGCCGTTTCACTCTTTCTCCTCCTTGCCGGATTTGAAAACGATGACCGGCGGCTCGTCCATATCCAGATTGAGGTCCGCCTGGACGGACTGCCGTGGTGTCCCGAACAGGCGGTCCAGGATGTCGCAGACGGTCATCCAGCCGCTTTTGCTCATCAAAGACTTTACAGCGATTTGGAGCATAAAGCCGTACTCTCCGAGGCTCTCCTGCGTCTCGTCGCTCTCCAGGTACTCCTTTGCTGCCTTCACGTTCGGGAGTGCGAGGGCGTGGTGCAGCACCTCCAGCACCTTCTCTCGTGCGTCCTTCGGTATGGACTTTATCTGCCGGGCAAAGCTCTTGGGCCTTCCGGCCGGGTTGCCGCTCGTCCCCTTCTTGATGTGCTTGAGGTTGAGCAGAGATTTCGGATTGTATGGCATTATTCCGCGCCTCCTTTGCTTTGTGATTCGTACTGATGCAGGTTCAGGTTGTCGCTCACAACCTTTATCGCCCGCACATTCTTGTACCCCATAGCGCAGACGGCAGCGAGCTCCATATCGAACACGCATCCGGACAGCCGGGATTCCGTCACGAAATCCGTGTCCGTATAGCAGGGAACATCACCGCCGAGGTCCCAGCTCGGCATCTCAAACTCTGCATTTTCCGCGTGCTGGCGAACCTTTCCTATGAGGCACTTCGTCCCGATGGGGAGGTCCGGACTCCCGGCATAACCCACATTCAGGATTGGCTCTTTCTTGCCGATATGGCGTTTCGACAGCGTCCGGATTACATTCGAGATTCCGATTCCCGTGACGATGACGACTCCGCCATTCAACGCTTCCGGGGGGATCAGGGAAAATTCCTGCTCTGTTGCAATTAAAATTATCATAACGATTGTCCTCCATTGTATTTGTAAATCAGGTTCCCCTCCTCGTCCTTACCTGCCGGAACCACGATCCCCTCGAACATCTTGTACAGGTTCTGCCCGGATTGCGGGTTGTTCCAGAGCCAGCGCATATAGTCCGCCATAGTCATCCCGCAGAAGCGTGACTTGTATTCTGAGGAGCGCATATTGAACCCGGAAGCGCCGACGAACTGATAGCCGCCGTGGAGCGCGTAGACGTCCGCTGAAATGTCGGACCAACGCACAACGCCGTTCCGCTTCGCAATCTGAAGCGCCTCGCAGAATTGTCCCCGGCTGTAATTCCATTCCTCCGGAAGGCCGCAGCAACTTCCGTTGCAGCACATCTCCTTGAAATGCGCGTCGGACACGTAGAAGCGCATCCCGTATTTGTCGCACTCCTCCTTCATCTTGCGCACGAACGGCTCCTTCACCTTGCGGTTGAGACGAAGGTAGCCGGTGCTGACGGAATATCGTTTGTAGAAGTCCATAAAATCGAAGCCACAGAGCCGGTCGAAGATAGGCATATTGTCCTTCAATACCTTGGAACGGAGTTCAACGCACATAAACTCCGTCGATAGGGCGCTTGCGCCGCGCTCGCCGGCCTCCCGGATCAGGTCCAGGTAGGAGGGCGTGCTTATTCCGATGATGAACGGGCGGAGCCGAAGGGTTGCGCCTCCGGCGTCCGCCTCTGCGATGCGGCGTATGGCCTCGAGGCGCTCCGTGGGCGTCGGGACACCGCGCTCCATCTCGCGGGCCTTCTCTTCGTCCAGGGTAATGATGCTGAACTTGAAATTCCAGTTGCGCTGGCCGCGGACCAGGGACATATAGCGCTCGTCCTTCGTCCACCAGGTCGCCTTCGTCGAGAAGCAGAGGGGATAGTCTATCTCCTTGAAGAAGCGCAGCAGCTCCAGGGTCTTCCCGTACTTGCGCTCGAAGCCGTCGAACTCGTCCGACAGCCCCCCCCATTGCATCACCCGGCGCTGTTTAATATACTGCGCGAACTGACCGGCGTGATTGTCCGGATCCAGGAACATCTTTTTGATATGCTCGACATTTACGGGATTTACCTCCTTCGCAAAATACTTCTCCTTGCCGTTACCGACGGCCCGCTGGAACTGCGAGAAGCAGTACAGGCACCCGAAGGAGCAGTTGCTGTATGTGTCGAAGGTCATTGGCATAGAGCAGTCCGCAATCTCGTTGCTCCAGCGTGGTGATTGGTAGTATGCCATTATTCAATCGTTATTTGCATTTCATAGTCTTCCCCCTTCACGTCCACAATTGTCGCCCCTATGTGAAGCCAGAAATCTGGGGCAGATTCGGCGATAGGGGTCCGGAACGTGAGTTTATACAGGCCGGCCTCCTTCATTGTGGAGAGGAGGTCGAGAAGTGCCTTTCTGCCGTATCCTCGTCCCTGGTGCCCGGACCTCACGGCTATCTCTACAAGGCGGACGTGGTCGCGGCACCTGGTGGCGTAGTAGAAGGCGACCGGCTCCCCATCCTTGCTCCACACCTTGCTCCACACCTTGCCTCCGGTCACGAAGGCTATCCGCCTGAAATAGTTGTACGACCGCTTCGCCACCGGGGAACCGCAGTCGTAGCAGATGGCCTTCACGGCCTCCTCGTCATAGCCGGTCACCGTCCACATATCGCGTCAATTTTTTTGAGCACGATGTCCGCGAGCCCGTCCGGGCCGACCTCTCCGGTGTTCACTTGGAGGACCGGGACGCCGATAGACTGCCATTTGCGGGCCGCGACCATCGCCTGCCGCTGCTTTTGTATTATCGTTTTCCACGAACGCTTCCCGCTTCCGTATTTCCCGTTGCTCCGGGCGCAGACCCTCTCGTAGATCACGGTCGGGTCCGCCCATAGCGAAACGACAAGCGCCCTCTCGCCCTTGAAAAGCGCATTGGAGAGGTTCAGTCCGAAGGTATTCAGGTACATCCCCTCGCAGAACACGGTGTTTGCGCCTCGGAGCGCCTCCTCTACCACTCCTGCAAGGGAGGATGTGCAGGATGAACCCTTCTCGTTGGTGATTCTGTCCACCCCGCCGTAGCGGGTATCGTAGCGGCCGGCAAAGGCCACCCCGCCGTAGCGGGTGTAGGTCACGTCTCCATCCGTCCGGTCCACCCCCCCCATACGCTCCATAATGGCCTTCGCAAGGGATGATTTCCCGACGGCGTTCGTCCCGGTTATGAGCACGACGGTCTTCACGATGCGAGGCGGTATATGATTGATTCCCAGTGTGTCCCGTTTGCGTCGTTAAGCATCCGCTCTGTGTAGTAGCCATCATACCGGGTCCCCTTCTCGAACTTCGCCACGGCACACAGGCTCGTCTCGATGGCAAAAACATTGTCTCCCGTGTCTTTGCGCACACGGTCAAGGAAGGCGTCAAGCGCGGCTCGTTCGTTGCTTCCTGCCAGCATTACGGCGGCTTTCGTGTAGTTCTCGCCTGGCTCCCAGCCCGGCTTGAGGTCGTCCGCCCAGCCGGGCTTCGCCACGTTGCACCACGCCTCAAGGAAAAGATACGCAGCATACCTGCCGAAGAAATACCAGCTGCGCACCAGGTTATACGCCTCCGTCGTGGTTTTTACCTTGAGCAATTCGTCGAACTTGTCCATTGTGAGTCCGTTGAGCAGGCGGTCGTATGCGCCGTTGCATCGGACATAACGACGGTCCGTCCGGAACTTGAGCTTGGACATATCCCGTTCCCCGCGCAGCATATCAAGGGCGCTTGGGATGTGGTATGTCATACTGTAGAAATAGACCAGCTGGAAGGCCCCCCAGATGGACAGGCGAAGCGCCCGGCAAAGGGCGGCGATAGTCCGCTCCTCGACGCCGGCGTCACCGCGAAGGTGGTAGGCTATGTATTCTCCGTAGGTCATTCCGAGAGAGGGTTGAGCAGGGGCACCTCCTTGTATGGATAAACCACCTTGTCAAAGGTCTCCAGGCCCAGGGTCTGCGCAATCGCCTCGGCCTTGTCCTTGGGGTAGACGATGATGATACGGTCCATCGCGGTCTCGTCGTCGCCGGTGATCTTCGGCAGGTTGTCCGGGTTGATGTCCAGGCCCTGCAGCTCCGGCGGAAGGTTCTCCGCTCCGGGGATGGTCGCGCTGCCGGCGTGTACGGGCGCGACGGGCTCCGGGACCTTGCCCCAATCCTCCGGAACGCCTGCGCCCCAACCGGAAAGGTCAAGGTCATCCCATTCGTTGGCGAGCAGGTCGTAGTCCCACTGACCGAAGGAACCATTGTCCTTGATTACGATCTCTTTGAGTTTGTCCACGGGGGCATCCGCAGGTAGGAGGTAGCAGGGCGCATCGTCCCTTCCGAGTTTCTTCAACGCTGCGAGGCGGAGGTTTCCGCCAAGGACCACGAATTTGTTGCCGTGTTCGACAACGATGAGCGGCCGGGCATCCAGCAGCTCCGGCGTCTCATCGATGCTCTTTGCGAGGCGGTCAACGTCGTTGGCTGTCCATTGGCGAGGGTTCTTTGGCAAGCCGGTGACCTGGCCGGTGTTCATAACCAGCCGCGAGAGTTTGATTTTGGTTTGCATTACGATATGTGTTTGAGAAAATACATAAGCCTTCGTGCGCTGTCATAGCGTATGGGGACGCCGTTTGCGGCCCGGTAGATGGTTTCCCACCCCATCCTTGTCCCACGGGCGATGGCGGCCAGGGTGAGGCCGGAACGGGCGATAGCCTCGGACAGTTCGTTCAGGCCGGCGGTGAGGTCCGCAACGAACTCTGCTTCCGGGATATGCCGTTCAGCCTCCATCGGTCAGTCCTCCAGGTTTACACCCTGCTTGGCAAGGTTCCGTTCGTATTCCCTGCGGAAGCGCCGCCGGGCGGTCCCGGTCCCGTAGGTCATTATCCGCTGGGCCTCCTGCAGCATTTCGAGCTGTCGCTTGAGTACGATGTGCCCAGTGACGGACAGGCCCGGTGCATTCAGCTCCTCCTTGATGGCCTTGACATTGTTCTCGATATAGACTGTGAATTGCTCGTTTGTCATTATGCGTGTCCTCCTTCTTGCGGCAAAGGTAATGAAAAAAAGGAAAAACCGCGTATGTGGTACGCGGTTTTCTTGAATTTTTCGTGATTTTCCCACGATTTCAGTCCGTTTTCGCGGCTTTCACCCTCCAGGTGGGGGGCTGGCCCAAGTAATCCCGGACAAGCGCCTGGAAGGCCGGAAGGGACCGGATAACGGCGTATCTGTTCCCGGCCCTTTCCGTTGCGGCCTGCCACAGCTTCTGCCGGTCCGACTGTTTGCTCCCGCTTTTCCGGATCTTCATTTCGATACACAGGGCACCCCAGCCGCCACGGGCCTCCAGGAGGATGAGGTCCGCAACACCGGCCGTCACGCCTTCCCCCTTCATAATAGCCGCCTCGGTCCGGCTCCTCGCCCCTCCGTTGCCGACAGCGAACAGCATCAGGGCGTGCTCCGGATATTCCTCACGGAACCAGCGGACGCACTCCTTCTGCAGGGCACTCTCCTCGTGCCTGGGTGCGGTCCGCCTCTTGGCCTTTCGCTCCGCCTCCTCCTGCCGGGCCAATAGGGCCCTGTAGGCATCCAGGGGAAGGGTGTTGTCAATCTTTCCCTTCATATCTGTAGTGTTGCTCTATTGCGGTCACAAGGGCCTCCGTCAACTCTCTTGAGCTCATTTCGTCCAGGGGAAAATCATACTCCAGCCCAAGCCCGTGGGCGATGTCCCACAGGCGGGCAAGCTGGATTGGCTCAATGACAACGTGGTGACCGTCCAGCTTCAGGCGGACATACGGGCAACCAACTGCGAGGAGCCGGCTGCCCTGGGCTCGTGTGGTCTGGTTTGATGGGTTCATTATGCGTACCATTTTGGGATTCTCAGATACTGCTCCACAATGTCGCTGAAGCCAAGATGGAGAAGGAGGCCGCAGAGGGCGTCGTCCGCGTCCACGTGCCCACCCTCGCAGTCCTCCTCGCTTGCGGCCATAATCTTATCAAGAGCCTGCTCTGGGGTGAGAGGGCGGATGTCGTACTGTTCAATAAAGATTCTCTGTTTATTCATTGCTATCGTGCTGTTTCCAGCCATCTGTAGATTTTTCTGCAAAGGGCTTTGATGGCCGATGGAATGCCCTTTGTCTTGTTCGGGTCGACGAGCGCCTTCTGAATAGCCGAGTGCCAGCTGTTAGCGAGGGCGTATGCGTCGCGATTGATTGCGTTCAAGTAGCGGTTCTTCTCAGGGTGGGGGACCGTCATCTTCCTGCCCTCCGCATCTTCTCCTACTACCTTCATCCAGCGGTACACGTTCCCCCAGGCGAGCTGTGCAGCCTGGGCGAGAACGTGGCAGAGGAGGGCGGAGACGATCGGCTTCCGCTTGTCGAAAGGAATGTCTCCGAGTAGAAGCATCAGTTCGGAACGGAGAATCATTATTTCTGTCGCGATAGCCTCCTCAAAATCGTCCATCAGATCCGTCACCTGATTGTAGTTGTCAACCCCGATGGCGGCGAAGAAGGGCCGGTTGAATCGGGCGTAGTTGTCTTCCCAGTCTCTCCGCAGCCGCTTCTCCTCGTGGCGAAGGTCAAGCGGCGCTATGTCCTGGTTGAAGATCGTGTAAATGGCGTCACCCAGAAGGAAGGGAAGCAGAGGCTCCGCGGATTCTCCTTGCACCTTCGTCCTTCCGATGCTGGATAGATAGGCGTTTATCAGTTCGCGCTTTGTCATTCTCCGTCCTCCTTGATAATGATGATGCGTACTCGCTGCCCGTTGTCGAAGGCGCCAAGCAGGGCGTCCCATTCGTCGGACTTTACATACAGGTTCTTTGGGCTGGTTGTTGTATCCACCGTCCCGGTGGCCTCCGCCCGTAAGGTGTCTGTTTTCATCTGTTCCATAATGCGTGTGGGGTTTATAAGTTTGTGTCAATGAGTTTTAACAGGTCTGCCTCCTCCTTTTCGTAACGGGCGGCACGGCGTATCCCCTTGTTGATTGTGAGCTGGGTCAAGCGGACTTGCTCACGGATTCGACGGTCCCGGACAACCAGGCTGATGGCGGAGAGCCTTTTGCGGATGCTCTCCGCCTCCTCCCGCGTGAGTATTGCTCCAGAGTTCATTGTGGTCGGTAGCGTTTAGTTGTTGAACCTGAATTCGATGTTCCAGTCCCCGGCGAGATCGTTTCCCCGGATAAAGGCCGCAGCAGCTTCTGCGTCCTCCCTCGTCTTGAAAATGATGGAGACGGCCTGGTCCTTTCGCCTGAGCCCGGACAGGGCGCAAACAAAGACTTTCCGTGCATCCTTCATCCGGGGGAGGGCCGCCGCATAGATGGCCCGGTACCAATTCAGGACCTCGGTGTCGAAACGTTTCCCGGCTTTCGCCGGTTTCCACTTTCCCGCGCAGCGGTAGATGTCAGTCACCGGCGTTCCGTCCTGGTATGTCCACTCCGTCCGCGAGTAGTGCTCAAGAAAGCGCTCCGCCTCGCCAACGGGGTCCTTAAAATTCATTTCAAGTAAGAAATAATCTGAAATTTCAGCCGCCGTTGGCGGTTCTAATATATTATTACTATCTCTTTTTTTATTTATATCTTTATTTATATCTTTATTAGCATCGGTTTGCATTGCACCTGCATTGCTATTGCATTGCATTTGCATTGCATTTGCATTACTCGCGTTCTGCCACCGCACGTTTGCTGCATTCCGCCGGGCTTCCGATGTGGCCTTGATCCGGTCCTTTTTCTGGGCGATTCGCTCCAGGGCCGACCGGCTCCAGAAGGATGTCCCGTTGTCCAGGAAGAGACCGAAATCGCGGATAACCCGCTCGACCTCCTCCGCAGTCGCCCAGCGCAGGGAGAAGGCGATGGCCCGGAAGTCCATCGGCATTTCACCGTCGTTCTCCCAAAGCATCTCCACCAGGCACCAGAAGATGGCAAGCCCCTGGCCGCCCATCTCCATCTGGAGGGAGAGCAGCTTCGGATCGTTCCTGGCTCCGAGATCGTGCGTTATGTATTGCAAATCTTTCATAACTCATCAAATTTGGCCTTTTGTCAAATCAATGGACAATCCCGCCACCGCGACAGAAACCTTCGCAAACAGGGCCGTTTCCCCCATCTTCCGGGCGAATTTCGCCGGGTCGGCGTTCCGGCTGGAAAGGTGTATCAAGACTACGTTCTCCAAGTCGGCCGTCTGGTCCGCCCGGACCAACTCGCAAGCCTGCCGGAGGGACATATGCGTCCGCCTGGTCCGCTCCGCCTGCTCCGTCGAAACGAGTCCGGACTCCTCGTTGCCGTCCAAAATATGATCGTCGTAGTTCGCCTCGACAAGAACGTGGCTGAGCCCCATCCCGCGGAGGTTGTAGGGACATATCCTCGTATCCGTGAGGAAAAGGATCCGCCCGGACTCCGGGTGCTCGACGATGAATCCCATCGGCTCCGCCGCATCGTGGCGAACATCGAAGGGCCATACGGTGAAGTCACCAATGTTGACCGGCTGCATCGGCTTCAAAGTGACCGTCCGTGCGTACTGGCCCACCTTCGACACGTTTGCCAATGTCCCGGCGCTGGCGTAGATCGCCAGCCCCAGGTTGGCATACCTTGCAACATAGCCGGCGTGGTCCCGGTGCTCGTGACTGACAAGGCACCCCGCCACCAGCGAGGGCACCATCCCGGAACGCATCGCTACCTCCGGCTGAACCCCGCACTCAATGACGAGTGCGGAGTGTCTTGCCTCCAGGAGGTAGCCGTTGCCGGCGCTTCCGCTTCCGAGGACCGTCAGTCTCATATCTCGAACAGTTCTTCGTTCTGGTCTGCGTGTACTGTATTCAGCGCCTCCGCCGGCTCCGGGGCCGGCACAGCGATTGCTTCAGGCTCCGCCGGCTCATCCTGTCGGACGACGGCCTCCTCCTCAATCGGTTTGAACTCCGGTAGTACCGCATTCGGCACCTCCGCCGGCTCCTGCTGTCGCTGTTCTTCCGGTCCCTCCTCCGGCACGTAAAGGCCGCCCATCTGGACGGGGAAAGCCTCCCGGAACGCCTGTGCGATGGCGACCTTCCGGATCATCGTCCCCGGCATCGCCTTCCAGGTGCTCTTTCCCTTGTCATATTCCGAGAGCCGGACACGGGCTACCGTGGGGTAGGCCCTGTCGTTCCTGGAAACCTTGCACCAACCTCCGACAAGCTGGTCCGAAGGAAGGAAGAAGGATCCCTCCAGCTCCACGACCGTATTTTCCCGAATGACGATGACTCCTGCCTGGAATCCGGTGTACTCCCGGCAGGCCTCTCCGCGCTTCATAAAGGCGTCTTTCGATGTAATCATCTGGGCCGGGCTTCCGGTGTACTTAACGAGGTATGCGTCCCCGACATAGGGGTTCAGCCTGTTCGCCTTGCAGATGAAGATGAACTGGACGCACTCCGCGTTCGTCACCTTGTCGTTTCCGCGAGTGAGAAAATTCCGGACAAGGGAGAAGGACAGCTTGACCTCCTCGCCATTAACTTCGTACACTACGAGCGACTTGTCTTCCGATTCGGGAATGTTCATCCCGATCTCCTGGGATTTGTTGTTTTTGACTTCGTTTTCCATAAGATTGTTAATTATGCGTGTGAATTAAAGACTGACTTGATACCCCTGCCAGTGGCCGGAGATAGGGTGGTAAGAGTTGCGCACTTTGAATCCCTGCTGGCGCAGGTATTGTGCGATGGCCTCGCCGGCCTCATTAGAACAGGTGATATCATAGCTCCCGTAACTGACACCACTCTTCGCGTAATACTCAATGATTTCGGAAATCCCGCCATTATGCCGGATTCCGTTTGTGACCGTGGCGAGCACCTTCTTCTTGTCGAACAGGCCGCCGTTAATCAGGTCATTTCTCAATTTTTCTGCTTCGTTCATTATGCGTGTGTTGTTTTTGTGTTAATGATTTTATTCAGGTCGGACCTACGGTAGAACACCTTTGTCCCGATCTTCACCTTGTCGAGTATCCCGGCGTTCTCCCAGCGCCAAAGCGTGGTCGGGTCCGGGTCTCCAAGCAGGTGCCGGGCTTCCTCCTTTGGAACGAGGGCGTCCCCGTACTCCTTCCGGCGCTTGGCCTGTTCTCGCTCGACCTCCTTCCGGACGTCTCTTGCGAGCCGCTTGTTTGCCTCCAAAAGGTCACCAAGCCTGACGGTGACCGATACGTCGGGAAACGCCTGTGCAATGCTCAAAAGGTCCATCGCTTTACTCCTTGATTGTTGTAAGATCGCAGTCTTTCACGACCAGCCGTATTACCTGGGCTTTCGTCCCGAAGTCGGTCGCAAGCACCCCCTCCGCATTGTCAATGAAGATAGGAGCCTCCGCCTGGTAGCGTTCCCCGAAAACCCGGATAACGTCCATTCCGCACAGGGTCTTCATCGCATCGTTCATACTGCGGTAGGGGATTCCATCCCGGGAGCAGACCTCGCAGGTCTCAATCAGGCCCCCGTCAATCGTCCTGTCGAACATCCTCCACCGGGCAACCCGGAACAGGCCGTTGATGGAAGACTCGACGCTGTCAATATCCGCCTTGATGAACTCCAGCAGCCGCATTTCCTGCCGCTCATCGTTCGCAAGCGCATTTGCGAAAGACATCGCCTCCTGCTCTTTCTGGCGAATCAGATTCAACTGCTCCGCCCGGACCCCATTCACCGAGAGTTGTTCATTCAGGGGTGCAATCCGATTCTGGTAGTCGTCATTGATTGCCTGGATCTGCGCTTCATACTCCGCCCTCTCCTTCATCATATCCCCGATTCCGTCCGGCCGGTTGGCCGCCTCGAAAGCCTTTGAGCGAAGCTCCCATTCCTTCTGGGCGAGTGCCTTGTATCTGGCATCTTTCCTTGCGGCGCTCTCCACCTCTTCCAGGGATTCCACGGGGCGGGCCTTCTCTTGCTCCAACTGTTCCTTCCATCGCCCGGCATCCGCTACCGCCTTGTCGTATTTCTCCTTCGCGGAATCAATGATGTCGAGCATCCCCGCAATCCTTGCGTCCAGCTTCTGGATGTCCTCCTTCTGCTTTTTCGCCTTTTCCAGAATCTTTTCCACCGCCGCCTTCTGCGAATCGAGGAAGATCGCCCTTGCGGCCTTCCTGGCCTCCTCCTGCGATGCCGCCGGGATCTCCTGATGGCAGTGCGGGCATATCGTTTCCGGTTCGTACTCAAAGGTCCTGGCCTTCACCGTGTGATACTCCTCTCCGAGCCTCTTCAGTTCGGACGCCATCCTTCCGCGCTCCGCCTCCATCTCCGACAACTCGCTCCGGGTCCTCTCCATCTGAGCCTGTTCACCCCTCGCGGCCCCTTCCGCCATATTGATATTATATTCGGCGACACGGACGGCCTGCTCGCGGTCGTTATTCCGCTCCAGGGCGCCTTTCTTTGAATTGGCGAGGAGTTCCCCCATTTCCAGTTGAACCTTCGTAATTTCGGCCCAAATGGCCTTGTTTTCGGCCTCTTTCCTTTCGGACTGTTTCCCCGCATCTTCGATGGCCTCGTCAATCTTCTCAATCTTGCTTCTCACCGAGGATATATTCTCATCCCGGACCTTCGTAAGCGCTTCAATCGTTTTGTTGACCGCGATGGTGTCCGTCTCCGCAGGAAGGGCCTCCTTGATTCCGGCAATCCTCGCCAGCGTGTCGTCAAGGTCCTTCTTGTTCGCCCGCTTCTCCAGCTGGAGCCGTTTCCGGTAGTCCTCAACGCTCCTTCCGGAAAGCATCTCTACAACATCCGCGAACTCTTTCCTGACGGCCTCCCGCTCCGGCGCGTCCTTCACCAGGTCCAGCAGCGCCTTCCGCCTGTCCTTCCAGGCAGTATAACGGTTGTCTATGAAATACAGGGGGTTCGTTATCAGGCGGAACAACTCCTCGTTCATCCACTGGCCGATGAATTGGTCGTAGTCCCGTTTCGTGGCGCAGGCCTGGCCGTTGATGAGGTACAGGGTGTTGTGGCCCGCCATTACATCCGTGATGCTGCCTGTCGGCTTCACCCAGTTCTCCGACCAGATTCTCCGGAGAGTAACCTCCCTCCCGTCAATAAGCAAGACGGCCTCTACCCAATGGTCGAGACGAGGGATAGGGCTTCCCGTTTCCGGGTCAATCGTTTTGATCTCGAAGGATTCCGAAGTCTGGCCCCGGTGGTCCTTCCCGAACAGCAGCCAGGTGAAGGCGTCGAACACCGTCGATTTCCCGGCCCCGTTCCGCCCTTCGATGCGGACGTTCTCCCCGTCGAAGGCGTAAGTGCAGTCCCGCGTCCCCTTGAAGTTGCGGAGGCTGATTCTTTTGATTTTGATTTCCATTATGCGTGTGTGTTAGATAGTTAATTCCAGTTCTTTCTTCCGTCCCCTCCGGCCTTCCTTCGTCCTTGCCTCAACCCTCTTGGCCGAAGCCTGTCGCAGGAAGTCGCTGTCGAAGTCCGTGAATACCATCTGGATGCCTATGATGCAGAGCAGGATTGCGGCTCCGATCCTCTTCCGGAATTCGGACAGGTCCAGGTTCAGGTTCTTCTCCAGGAACCACGCCACCAGGGCGTTGGTCGAACGGGGGATGCCCGCCTTGTCGTAGATGTGCTGCGTATGCCGGACGACGGTGTTGTAGCTCGTCCCGCAGGCGCTGGCAATCTCTTTGCCGACCATTCCGGCGACATACCCGGACGCGACCTTCGTCTCCGCCGGCGTGAGGATATCGTCAGTTTTCAGCGGTTCGTTCATAATCCCCAGGGATTGCTGACACCATAGGAGGCGAACAGGGCCTCAATCTGCCGGGCCTTGTCCACGTCCAGGTTCTGGATGAGGCCGTTGGCGTAGTTACGGAAACCCTGCGGCGTGGTGACGCGCAGGATGCGGTACAGGGCCTCCCGGACTTCCGGGAGGTCGCGTACCTTCAGTTCGGAGAGTCCCTTCTGGAACGCCTTCTCCGGGTTTTTCTTGGTGTTTTCTCTTGCCATTATTGGAATGATTTATTACAGAATGATTTATTACAGACATCCTTCTTACAATCAAGGAAGGTTCTGACGGCATCCGCCGCCGCGCCCATCGCGGACATATCCTCGACGGCGCAAGATAGGAGGAGTTCTCCATTCGTGCCGCGGAGCCGCACCAGCCAGGGCTGGTCGCCCAGGGCCTCCATCGTAGGGGTCACCTGGGCGTGAATCGTACCTACCGCCGTGTCGAAGTAGAATTCGTAGTTGCTCATCGCTAAAACTCGTTCAGGATGAATTTTGCGGCCTTCTCCGCCCGTCCTGCGGCCCAAACAATCATCTTCGGATCGTTCTTCAGCGCGTTCAGCCAGCCCTGGATATAGGCAACGGAGTTGCGGAACGCTTTCTCGCAGTCGATTCCTACCCGGTTGCAGAGCATCGCGCTGCCGATCTCCGCCACCAGCTCCTCCCTGCTATAGTCCTCGTTCCCGAAGAAGGCGTTGGTGTTCTCGGTCACGCGGTCGCAGCGGTCCGCCGGGATGGTGCTGTGGGTGAGCTCGTGGAACGCGGTGCTGTAATACTCGGCCGTGATCCCGTACTGCGAGAGCATCGGCACCACAACCATATCCTGGGAGGGCGAGTAATAGGCCCGATTGCTGGGCTTGTCGTTCTGGAAGCGGAGCCGGGGCTGGCGTGACAGGTAATCGGTGATGGCCTTCTCGGCGGCCTCGATGGGTTGCTCCTCCGGGGCCTGGCCGGGGGAGATCTTCGTCTCGATCCCTTCCACGTCGTCCAGGTGGAACACGTTGTAGTAGCGGAGATATGGGATGGTCTTTGTCTTCGGCTCTCCGTTTTCAGGGTTGATGAGCGTGTCGTCCTTGATGGCGAGTTTAGTGTAAAAGACCACCATTCCGGCCTTCGCTCCCTTCTTGACTTTGCCGCCGAGCTCCTCTACCTGCTTCCAGGTGAGGTATTCGCCCGGTTTCCCGAGAAGCATCTGGTTGATGAGGGAATAAGGGTGGCGGGATACATAGTTGATTGCTCCGCCCTTATCGACGGATGCCCCGGTCCAGGGCTTTCTCCAGGGAATGTTGCCCTGTTCCAGCTGGGAGGTAATGCGGTCTGTGACCATTTGATACACGTTTGCCATAGCCATTCCCTCCCTTACTTTACAAGTTCAACGCTATTGGCGAGCACTTCGGTGATGGTCCTTTCCACACCGTTGGAGTTGGTGAAGCGGTTGTTGCGGAGGCGACCCTTGACCACGACGCCGGCGCCCTTGACGAGGGTGGAAAAGTCCGGCATCCGGTCGTTCTTGAAGGCGGTCACCTGGTGCCAGGTGGTCTCGATTATAGCCTCGCCGCTGCGGTTGCGGTAGGCGTAGTCGGTTGCGACGGAGAAGCGCACCATTTCGGTTTCTCCGATGTTCTGGATGCGGGCATTTCCGATGATGCCGCGGATGGTAACTGAATTGAGCTGTTCCATAATGCGTGTGTGTTAAGGTGTTTTGTTATTCGATGTCTTCAAGATCGCGTGCGTAATAGCCGGCGGAGAAGAATATCTCAATCATATCAAATAGAGGTTCTATCAATTTTGCCGCGATCAATGTTTTCCCGAAATTGAGACGCTCCTCTTTTGTTGATTTTCCTATCTCAATATTCGGGAAGTCACTCAATAACCTCGGACAGATAGCTACTTGCATTTCCTTGCATTTCCTGAAAGAATTGTTCTTCAGCGCCTCCTTGAAGGCATCTTCTACGAATTTATCCATTGCTACGGTCCTCCATTTTTTTAAGTCCCCATCCGGACAGGCCGCTGGCGGCCAGCCATCCGATGGTCCAGGCAAGGTTGCACGATCCGTCCGGCTCCTCGCAGGAGCCGAGGATCAGGCCGATGAGGCAGAGCGCCCCAAGCAGTGATTTGATTGTCTTTTTCATTATGCGTGTGTGTTAAAGGTTTCTTGAAAAACCCGGAGGAGAGTCGCACCCGTCCGGGGTTGAGTGGAATTGTGTTAATAGCTCCGCGCTTACACGGGAGTTTATTACTTGAGGAACCGGTCCAGGAAATCCCGGTCCTGGTTCCAGAGGTCGTATCCCTGGCTAATCTTCCGACGGATGTACTCCTTCTCGCCGAGAATGGAGACGCCGAACAGGCGGGCGCGGTTGGAAGAATACTCCTCTGCTTCCGCGATAACGAAGTCGGCGACCTTCTCCTGGTCCTTCTCCATCGTTGCCTGGAGGTGTGTTACATAGGTTCGAAGTTGTTCAACCTGGGAAACGAGTTCCGCAACAATACGATTGTTGAGCATTTTAAGTTCGAAATCGGCGCAGAATTCCTGTTTGCTGAATGCGTCACTTGTCGCATTGTAGATGGGTTCAATCTGCTCATACATCTCGATTGAGACGGACATTTGGGTTAGGGTTTCAAATTCCTGCTTGTTCATAATGCGTGTGGGTTATAAAAATTTGTTATTTCAATTTTCAGGTAAACTCCGTAACTTTGTTGCGTTAAATTTTTCCTTTCCGCCTGCAAAGTTAAAATTTAATTTTGGAAAAACAAAACTTTTCACCTGATTTTTTCAGGTCACACGCAAAACTTTTTATAAGATGGACCTAACACCCTCCGAACGGCTTCAGTCCGTTGTCCGTTACCTGGCGAAAAAAACGGGGCGGAAGCAGTATGAAATCGCTACCGATGTCGGATACACCAACCGCCAGGCCTTCTCCGCCGTTCTCAACGGCAAGGCCCCAATCCCAAAGGCTTTCCCGGATCGTATAGCCGCGCTCGATCCGGAAATCAATCCGGACTTTCTCACCGGCGCTTCCGACAAAATGCTTCTTTCCTCCGATGTCGCAAGCGATACGGTCCCGAAGGCCGTTTCCTCCGTTCCCGCAGGATTCGTCCTCCTTCCGGAAGAGACCTGCCGGGCTATGCAGACCCTCATCAATAGCCAGGCGGAACTGATACGGAGCTTGCAGCAGACAATCGACCATCTCCGTAGCACATTGCCAAATGAGAGAGGAAACGTGGGGTAATTAACATTGTTGGATACATAAAGAATCGAATCAAATGAAGCGCTTTATCTTTTTCCTTGTCCTTGTCCTGTTCGCATCCGGCTGCGGGACGATGACGCGCACCCGCTCCGTCGTCGTCGGATTCGCTGATTACCGGCCCTTCACGACCGCCGGGATGGTTGTCAGCCCGGATCCGTACACCGGGGCCGATTACACCGCAATAGGGGAGTTCCACCTGGAAATCCGCCCCGCCTGGGTAGCCGATGGGGCGAATCTCAAGGCGGAAACAATGACCCCGTCAGATATTCTGGAGATTGTCGTCGCCGAGGCCCGGAAACGCGGAGCAAACGGGATTGTTGACTACCGCGTGACACCGCATTACAGCTCATCCGGGCTTATCGACGTGTACGAAGTCTATGCCCTCCTTATTCTAATCCACGAACTATGAGCACGGTGACAGACAGATATTTCCAGGCCTTCGATGACCTTTGCCTGACGGGCCGGACGAACCGCTCCCGGCTGTGCCGGGAAATGGGCGTCAATCGCCGCAATTTCAGCAAGCAGGAAAAAGACCATACACGTCACATCCTGCGCGTGGAATGGCTCACGCACCTGGTCCTCCAATACGGCGTTTCTGCAGACTGGCTCCTCACCGGTCGTGGTTGGCCCTGGGGAGAATAAAAAAACCTCCCGCGCATCTCTGCGGGGGAGGGAACAAAACTTAAAGAATAAACCTAACATATTGATTCCTGCCCTGCAAATATAAACAATTCCGGTGAACTTTTCACGCATTGTCGGGTTTTTTTTCGAGCAGTTCGACAATATCCGTCTTTATCTCGTCATCGATATCCCGGTACCGAGAGAAGGCCCTGGAACCTTCCTCGTGGCCGGACATAGCACTTACGATGCTCTGGTCCTTCACTTGTTTGTACAGGTTCCCTACGAATGTCCTCCGGGCCAGATGCGAGCTCGCCACCTCGTTCAACGGCCGCTTTTCCTCCTGAAGGGTCACCGGGTCCAGAACCGACACCGGCCTTGTCAGCCGGGCCGCAAGGAATATCCTTTTTATCGCGTCGTTGTATTTCTGCGTAGATATGAAGGGCAGCAGCTTTTCTCCCCGGAAGTCCTTGTAACGGCCAACTATCTCCTGGGCCGTCTCCGTCAGCGGAACACGCACGGTCTTGGGGTTCTCCCTGATTCCCTTCCTGGGCATATACACCAGAACCCCGTCCACCACGTCACCCTTCTTCAACGCCAACAGGTCTCCGACACGGCACCCGACCAGACACTGAAAGACGAAGATGTCCCGCTGGGCTGCCAGGGCCGGATGCCTCCGGAGGTCGGTCCGATAAACCCGTTCCCGTTCCTCGATGGTGATATAGTAAGGCGTTCCGTATGCCGCGCTCCCGATCTCGAAATCCCGGAACGGGCTTCGGCCGATGGCGCCCTTCTTTTCCAACCAGTTGAAAAAGGCGCGGAGGACCTTCATATAATCAACAATGCAGTTCCGGCTCCGCCGTTCCGGCGGCCTATCCATTCCCTTGTATAGCGTCCTCCACCTGCGCTTCCCGGCCAGCAAGTATTCATCCTCCAGGAATTGCCTGAAATCTCCCAGGATGGCCTCGTTCACGCACCCTACGGTCAACGAGCGCCCCCGGTATGCCTCATACCGTTCCAGACATCCCTGCACCGTTCCGTATCGCTTGTCCCTTGCCGGGCTTACGTTCCGCAGCGCACGGAACTCCGAGAACATAGGAATCAGCCTACGGTCCGCCGCCCGGTCCGGATGGTGGTACCGTTCCACCGTCTCCTGCATCCATCTCTTGTCCACGGCCTCCCTGTCCGCTTCTCCGAACGCCTCCAGCAGCGCCGATACAAGCCCCTGCAGCCTGTTCTTGACTTCTATCAGTTCCCTCTGTTCATCCGTGGCAAGCCTGGGTATGACGACGGCTCCGTCCTTCCATCTTGAAGGCGCGACCCATAGCCGGCTGTGCAAACGGTAGATATGATCCCGGCCGGCGACGAAGCGGAGCAGGATTTCGGATTTCCCTCTCGCATCTACAATTCGTGAGAGGGAGGCGGTGATCTTTGCCATCGGTTTCTTTCAGTTTTGTTCTCCGCAAAGATAGCGAATTTTGTCAACCGTTTGTCAACCTAATTGCAGACCAAAGCAATTTTGAGCAATTCGGTGCAATTCCGTCCGGATTTGAAAAACGGCCTTCCGCGTTGCTGGATGGCCGTAATTCGTTGGATTTCTGCCCGTGTCCAATTTTGGGCATTTCGCGCGGGTCAGTCCCCCCAGGGGCCACTCGAAAACGGACTGCCACGCGGCAGTCTGTTTTCGTTTATCTGACGTGGGGAGATGGCGCAGTCGCTTCGCTCCAGCGGGCGCCTCTCCCTCTCCGTGTACAGATCGTATCTGTACACGAAATCCGGCTCCTCTGGCCGATTCTCTGACCAAATGAACGAAGATTCGCCTAAAACCGGTTATTTCCTTTCGATCTGTACCGAAAACCCCTTCCGTCCGCGCGGTTTGCTGTACAAATGTCGTCTGTACAGCCTTGTTGGTTCTATTACAGAAGTAGCCTTTCACGAGGCTGGTATCGTGCGTTGA